AACGACCCATCTGGACGCTCTATCCTACGGAATGCATACTCTTCTTACCAATATCTTAAGAACCTTCAGAACATCGAAGCGATAGCAGTAGAGCGTGAATTACATGGTGTCCCAGTTGGTCGTATTGCTGCAGAGTACTTAAGTCCAGATGCAACAGCAGACCAAGCCTCCGTCCGAGCACAGATGGAGAAGATTCTACGTGATCTTAAGTTTAATGAACAAGGTTATGCGCTTCTTCCTTCTGATGTCTATCGTGATGCTGATGGCAAGCCTACTAATCAACGTATCGTGGACATCGAACTTATCGCATCAAATGGCTCTCGAAACATTGATATTAACCCTATCATCAGCCGTTATCAGCATGATATTGCTCGTAGTGTTATGGCTGAGTTTTTAATGCTAGGAGCAGGGGCAAATGGCTCTTATGCATTGTCTAAGTCTAAAACTGACTTATTCCTCAGATCTATGGAGTCTTATATTAACTCTATCTTTGACGTGTTGAATAAGCAGTTGGTAGAGCCTCTCTGGCACATGAATGGTCTAAACTTTGATCTGATGCCTAAGATATGCGCAGGAGACGTAGCACCACACGACCTACGTGAGCTTGGTAGCTACCTACGCAACTTGAACGGCGCTAACATTGATTTGAGCGACCAAGATGACATAGTTAATGCTCTGTTGGCTAACGCAGAGCTTCCACCTAAAAAGGTAACTGAATAAATGGCAACCTTAAATAATAGAGTATTCGATAATGGTTTGACGGTACTAGATACTGAAGCAAACCGCATCGACATCACCTCGCAAGAGGCCACAACATACACCGAAGCTACTAGTACCTACACACTAGGCAATTCTACATCACTTTCTATCGGCGCACCTGCTGATCGTAGTGGTGGCGGTCGTGAGGTCACTGCAGCAGCTATTTCAGACGGCTCAGTGAGCGGCACAGGCACTGCAACACACTTTGCTATTGTAGACACCGCAAACTCTCGTTTGTTAGCTACAGGCGCTCTCAGCTCCTCTCAGGCAGTGACATCTGGTAACACATTTACACTAGCTTCATTTACTATCGGTATCCCAGACCCTGCATAAGGTGACTAATGGTTGTTCTCGTTAATAGGGCAAAAATGTCCACTAGTACTACAGGCACTGGTACAATAACACTAGGGTCTGCTGTTGATGGCTATCAGACCTTTGCTGATGCAGGGGTTTCTGATGGTGATGTTGTTAGATACGTTATTGAAGACGGTGACAACTGGGAAATAGGGACAGGGACTTATACTGCGACAGGTACGACACTTTCTCGTACTGTAATTGAGAGTAATAACTCAGATAGCGCAATTACCCTTACTGGCAGTGCTGAAGTCTTTATCTCAGCAACGGCGGCTGACATCGGTATTATACCAGCTACAACTGCCACAACCGCAACAACCTCTGAGACAGCAATAGCTACTTACTCTACAACAAGCTATTCTTCAGCTAAACTGATTGTATCAGTAACAAGAGGCTCTGATAGACAAGTTTCAGAATTACTCGTCGTTCACGATGGTACTACCGCTTCTGCTACAGAGTATGCACAAGTATATACTAATGCTTCTTTAGCTACTTTTAACGTAGATATAGATTCGGGAAATGTTAGAATTTTAGCAACCCCTAGCTCTGCTACAAGCACAAGCTACACGATAAAAGAAATACTAGTAGACGCTTAAGGATAAATAGATGCTGGGTTTTACACCACTAGCTTCCGCTGCCCTAGCTGATGACGGTGGGGTTAGAAACATAGCTTTCACTGCTACTGCACTGGCTACTGGTTCTCCAGCTATTTCTACTCCGTCTATTACTCAAGAACATAGTATAGATTTAACCTCTATTCTAACCTCTGCATCTGTTGTTTCTAATGCCAGTATGGCAGAAGACGAAACTTTCGCTGCAGATTCTATTACTACTCAGTCTCCTGACTTAGGCTCTCCTGCAGTAACGCAAGAACACGCCTTAACCCCTACTGGATTTACTACAGGTTCCCCAGACGTAGATATTCCTTTAGCTAAATCTTTGTCGATCTCAGGGTTTAATACAGGTGTACCTGTCTTTAGTTCTGTAACTCTAGGTCAAAGAACTGATCCTATAGCTGCTGCAGCACTAAGCAAGAAGATGTCAGGCGGTTGGCCTAAGAGAGGCTACGAAGTCCCTGATGGTCGCTTAGTTCAAGCTGAACGTGAGATACAACAAACATATGGCGATGTAGTCTCTATAGACCTTAAAGCTAAGTCTCTTAACAAGTTTGGTAAATCAGCAGAGATAGCAGCAAACAGCGGCCTACAGACAATTTGGAGTGTTGGCGGTAACGAAACTTATGTTTCAGCTAATGACATTTCCCACGTATCTTCCTCTTCTGCTTCAGATACAGTTCAGGTTACTATCGAAGGTCATACACTCTCTAATAACGAATTTACCTTTGTTATTCAGACGATTACTCTGAGCGGTCAGACCAAAGTAGCTCTATCGACACCCTTAGCTCGTGTATCTCGTATGTACAATAGCGGTAGTACAGAGTTAGTAGGTCGTGTTGTAGTATATGAGGACACTACTCTATCCGCAGGTGTTCCTACAGACGCTACAAAGATACACATTGATATCCCTGCAGGACTTCAACAGTCGTTCAAAGCTGCAACTACGTTTAGTAAAGAAGACTACTTTATTATGACTGGCATACAAGGATCAGTCAGCCTTAAGCAAACTGCAGCAGTAGACTTTTACTTAGAGGTACGTGAAGTGGGTAAAGTCTTTAGACAAGCAGGTGCATACTCAGCTTCCTCTACTGGCGGTGACTTCAACATCTCTTTAGATCCTGCTCTTATTGTCCCTAAGAATGCTGATGTCCGTATTCGTTGTGAGACAGCAGATAACAATACCGTAGCCTTCGGTATATTCAAAGGCTACATAGCTAAGGTACTCTAATGCCATACTCTAGTAATGCAGAACTTCCTAAAGCGGTACGTCAAACTGTACCAGAGGACAAGCATACTCAGTTCCGTCGAGTGTTCAACTCAGTGCTAGAAGACACTAAGAGTGAACAACGTGCTTTCCAGTCAGCCTGGGCTGCTGTTAAGAAACGTCAAATGGACGATGACATATTTACTACCCCGGCAGAAGCTCGTAGCCGATCTTTCATGCTAGGGTTTGATGGAGACATCCATACTCATGAGGTAGGCGCTGTTGTGTACTATATGCCAGGTAAAACTCATGATGACTATCTTGACTATCATAAAGAGCTTGCAGGTATTCAAGAGATTCCTCAGGAACAAGAGGAAGAAAAAGAGGGAGACCTCTTAGCTCGTATCCTCTCTGCAGTAATCGAGGAGGTCACTAAAGTAGAGACCAGTACTCTTGCTGCTAAGGTTAAAGAGCATAATGAGAAGCATGGTAGCAAGGGTAAAGTTACCACCTCCATGCTACGTCAAGTCTATAATAGAGGGGTAGGCGCATACAAAACTAATCCCGGTTCTGTGCGCCCGAATGTGACCTCTCCCGAACAGTGGGCTATGGCTCGTGTCAACAATTTCCTACGCACTATCCGTACAGGCCGCTTCCGTAGTGGTAAGCATGATACTGATCTCTTACCTTCTAAACATCCTCTCAGCACCAGAAAATCACAAGTATGGGATGGAAGCGATCTACCAACGCAGGAGCAAGTTGATAAAGCCGATAAGCCTCTAAACAAACCCTTCAGACTACCTGCAGGATCAAGCAAGAAGTTTGGAGTTTATGTAAAAGACGGAGACAAGACCAAGAAGGTTACCTTTGGTGATCCTAACATGGAGATCCGTCGAGACGATCCTAAGGCTCGTGCCAACTTCCGTAGCAGACATTCTTGCGATACCGCATCAGACAAGACCTCTGCTCGTTACTGGTCTTGCCGTATGTGGGAGAAAGGCACTTCAGTGACTGATTTAACAAAAGACATCGAAGGGCAAATCCTAAAGACTGATGATGAACAACGCATCGTCTATGGATGGGCCTCTGTCATTACTGAGAAAGGTGAACGTGTAGTTGACCGTCAGGGTGACGTAATCGAAGCCGAGACGCTTGTTAAAGCCGTGAATGACTTCATGGAGAACGTGCGTGTCGGTAAAACAATGCACACAGGCGAACAAACAGGGATGGTTATCCACTCCCTACCAATCACCAAAGAGATCGGTGATAGCCTCGGCATACAGAGTGACCGCGAAGGCTGGGTCGTAGCTTATAAAGTATACGATGATGCAGTCTGGAAGATGGTCAAATCTGGTGAACTTGCGGCCTTCAGCATTGGCGGTCGTGCGATTAAGGAGAAATTAGATGAACCTTCTTAAACAACTAGAGCTTGATGAGTTATCTCTGGTGGATCGCCCAGCTAATGCGTCTGCCAAGGTTGCCCTATTTAAGCGAGATACAGAGGAATCTGATATGACTAATGAAGTCGAAAAAATGTCTGATGACCTAAAGGCAAAACTAAAGCCTTACATGGACAAAGGAATGAATGAAGAAGAAGCTATGAAAGCCTATCAGATGGACATGAAGAAGTCTGATGATGAAGCAGAAGTAGACCTAAGCCTAGATGTTCTAGAAGCTGAAGTCGAAACTCTTAAGGCAGACAACGAGCGTCTTCGCAAGTCTTTGATTGAGAATGGCTTTGTGATCAAAGCTGAGTCAGTCGAAAAGAAAGAAGAAGTAGAGACTATTGATGTGAACGGTGAGATGGTTGTTAAGTCAGACATCCCTGCTCCTGTCTTGAAAGCTCTTGAAGAAGCTGCAGTAGAAAAGCGTCAGGTTGAACTACGCAAGGCTGCTGAAGCTGAACTTCCTCACTTTGACGTAGAAGTAGCTATGGCTCTTCTAGATGTCATCAAGAGTGATGAAAAAGTCCTAGAAGCACTTAAGGGCGCAGATGCTGCCTTTGCTGCTGCTATGGACGAAGTGGGAGAGAAAGCAGTCGATGCCGATATGCTAGACCCACAATCTAAATTGGACAAGATGGTAGAGGCACATGTCGCAGAACATGGTGTCAACAAATACGCTGCTTTTGATGCCATCTCTAAAACAGCAGAGGGTAAAGCCCTCATCGCCAAAACTTATGAGAAGGATGAGTAATCATGGCTGTAACACAATCTCGTGACACACGCTCACTAATTGCTGGCGAAGACCTATCGTCTTCTCAGTTTAAATTTGTAACTCTGGAATCAGACGGTCAGGTAGACCTAGCTGATGCTGCAGGTGAGAACTGCTTCGGAGTACTAGAAAATGACCCAGCAGCAGGTGCAGAAGCAACTGTTGTTGTATCAGGTCAAACACGCATCACATGTGGCGGTACAGTCGCAGCAGGTGCAGAACTTCAAACAGACGCATCAGGGGACGCAATCACTGCGGCTGCTGGGGATGTTGTAATGGGCTATGCTTTGGAAGCAGGTGTTGACGGTCAAGTGATCGCAATGGAACTGATCCAAGGTGGTCGTGTAATCCCAACAGCGTAACTTGAGTAGAAGGAATATAAACAATGCCTATGCTAACAGCCTCTCAGGTACATATTGATCAGCCGTTAACAAACCTGACCATTGCGTACCTACAAGACCAAAACAACTTTATCGCTGATAAGGTCTTCCCAAACGTAGCAGTCGACAAAAAGACTAACAAGTTCTACGAATACAACCGTGCAGACTTCTTCCGTAACGAAGTACAGCCTCGTGCGCCACGCACACGCTCACAACGTGTCGGTATGTCACTCTCAACACAGACATACACTGCAGAAGTTCGTTCATTGTCAACAGACTTTGACTTCGAGACACTAGCCAACGCTGACACAGCACTAGACATTCGTCGTGGTGCATCAGAAATGCTAACACACAATCTATTGATTGACCGTGAAAGCCGTTGGATGTCAACATTCTTCGACACAAACATCTGGACAACAGAGTATGATGGTGTTGCTAACGCTGCCAACGACACTGCAGCAGAAGTCACACAGTGGGATGACTACACAAACTCAACACCAATCGTAGACGTAACTAACGCTCGTCGTGCGATGCAGAAAGCTTCTGGTGGCTTCAAGCCAAACAAAATGGTTGTTACTCGTGATGTTCACGACACACTAGTCAACCACCCAGACGTTCTAGCACGTATCAACGGTGGCGCAACAGTTACTAACACTGCTTTGGTAACACAAGCTAAACTAGCTGAAATCTTTGAGGTTGCAGAGTACTACATCGTTGACGCGATTGAAAACACTGCTTCTGAAGGTTTGACAGAAGCTCTAGACTTCGTAGCGACTAAGAAAGCTGCGTTGTACTATGCTCCTACATCAGCAGGCTTGATGGTTCCATCAGCAGGTTACAACTTCACATGGAACGAACTAGATAACGCATCTGGTTACGGTATTGACATTCGCTCATATACTGGTGACTTCCTACGTGTTGAAGGTGTTGCAGAACTTCTAGAAGCAAACATGGCTTACGACCAAAAGGTTGTAGGTGCTGATCTAGGTGTATTCTTCAACACAATCTTGTCATAAGGAGTAGGTGAATGACCCGACCACCATTCCAATATGATAAGCCGATCTTCGTGCGCCACCCAAATGGGTTGCTAATGAATGGTAAACGGTATGCTAAAGGTGATCTCGTTCCTTGGAAGGAGCGGGGTCTACCCCTAAACAATATCGAACGCTTGTATAACGAGCACTACCTTCACCATAACGAAGACATGGAAGAGGCGGTACGACCACCAGTAGGAGATGGTCTAGACGAGATGACTGTAGAACAGCTACACATCCTTGTCAAAGCTATCAACGAAAAGGTCAAAGCTAAAACTTCGAGCACTGTAGAGTTCGACAAGAAGAAATGTCGTTCATCTAAAGTCAAAGATAAGCAAGCAGGTTTGATACGCTCTTGGCGTAGGAACTACGGACATTTAGAGGCTGAATAATGGCTTGGACATACGACGAAACTGATCTTGACAAAACAACGGCTTCAGGTCGACTTAATGTCGTTCGTCTTCTCATAGGAGACACTGACACTAACGACCAGCTTATTAAGAACGAAGAGATCACTTTCGCTCTATCGGAGTCCAATAATAATGTTTACTTTGCTGGGTCTTGGGCGGCAGGAACTATCGCTGCACAGTTTGCTCGTAGGGTTGATACAAAATTAGATGGGGCCTTGTCATCTAACTATAGCGATCTCGCTAAACAGTATAAGGCCCTTTCTGCAGACCTCCGTGAGCAAGGACAGAAGTACTCAATGACTTCTGCTAGCTTACGTGCAGGTGGGATCTCAAGTGCTGCTATTGATGCAGCTCAAGCTCTTACTGATCGTCCTTCTGCTGCTTTCTCTAAAGGGCAGTTCGATAATCCACCTAATGACAGTCAGTACATTCGGGATTATGACTAATGGGTTTCAGAGCATACGACCTCTTAAAACTCGTAGAGGAGCATGGGGAAACTCTTACACTGCGTAAGAAGACCTATGGTGCTTACGACCCTGCGACTAGTAGAGTATCTGGCACCTCTACAGACGACTACTCTATGACTGCTTACTTCTACAACTATGAACTAGGTGTATCTGATCTAGCTAACGTAGAACGTGGTATGCGTAAGTGCTTAATTTCCGCTCTAGGGTTAGCTGTAAGTCCTGATACAGAAGATGAGATCTTAGGTAACGGTGATAAAGTAAATATCACAAACGTAGTTACAATGTATTCTGCTGGCCAGGCTATTTGCTATATCTGTGACGTGAGGGAATAATGCAGGTTACAGTTCGTAAAGCGCAGATAGAAAAAAAGTCTAAGAGACTTGAAGATGCCGCAAGAAGACGTATATATGATGCATTGGACGAAGCTATCGACTATCTTAGTTTCAATGTTCCAGTAGATACTGGAGCCTATGCCAACTCCATGCACTTAAATATTAGAGGAGACTCCTCTGGACACGGAGAGACCTCTAGAAGAAAACAAAGACAACAAGCTGCAGACCCTGTCCTTAATGAAATGGAGACACGTCTAAGAGCAGGTCTAGAGAACATAGACCCATTAGACGGTGCAACTATTGTCAACAACGCCCCTCACGCCAGATATGTAGAAAACAAATTTGGTATCTTTGATCAGCTTCGGAACTTCTTGAGATGAGCACTATTTATCACTACATAAGACGTGCCTTAGAGACTAAGCTATCTAATGAGGGTATCGCTGATATAGCCTATGAAAACGTAGCCTATAGCCCAACTACTGGCACTAGCTTTTTACAACCAGTTTTTATCCCGACAATCCGTAGACCTTCCGTAATGGGAACAAGCCCACAACAAAGAAATCAGGGCTTATTTAGGGTTCTTTGTCACGCTGCAGAAGGTACTGGGCCTAACACTGCCGATAGCCTTGCTAACAGTGTTATTGATGCCTTTGAAGCAGCTACAGATGTTAGCTACAACACTGGCTCAGAAACTATCTTGGTATCTATAGACTACGCTGAAAGATCAGCAGGATTGTTAGATGCCCCTTGGTACATCGTTCCAGTCAACATTGGCTGGTATATCTATAATTAGGAGAATATAAATGGCCTTCGCACAGGGTTCACGTTCCACGCTGTCTTTCCTAGCTGAAAGCACATTTGGCACAACGCCAGCAGGGAACTTCCAAAACTTACCTTTTACCACACACTCTCTAAACCTATCGAAAGACCGTGTTGCTGGTACAGACATCCAATCAGACCGTCAGCCACGAGTTGACCGTCACGGTAACCGCGTTGTAGGTGGAGACATCGTAGCTGACCTTCGTCATGCTGAGTTCGACACACTTATGCAAGCTGCTCTAATGGCAGACAATGATTTCGCCACAGGCTTTACTGCAGGTGACGGTTCTACAACTGTTGCTAACGCAGCTATCGCAGGTACAACACCACAGTTCTTCTCACTAGAAGACTATGCTGCAGACATCGACCAAGCTCGTTTGTTCAGCGGCTGTACTGTTAACACAATGTCAGTCTCTATGGCTCCAAACCAGATGGTTTCAACAACCTTTGGTATTGTGGGTAAAGACATGTCAGTATCTGGCACACAGAAGACACAAGATGCTTCCGCGGGTAACGCGCCTTTTGACGCTTACTCAGGTGACATCAAACTAGGTAACGTAGGTTCTCTAGGTTCAGCTTTGACATTGATCACTGCTGTTGACTTTACTATCACCAACAACTTTGCTCCAACATTGGTTATCGGTGAAAGTACTGCGTCTGCACTAGAGTTCGGCATGATCAACATCGAAGGTACAGTATCTGCATACTTCGAGGATGACACACTACTTAACCGCTTCTTGAACGAGACTGAGTCTTCACTAGAGGTGTCAGTTGGTGATGGTTCAAACACACTAACATTCTTATTCCCACGTATCAAAGTTAACTCTGCGGATGTGGGTGTAGACGGACCAACTTCACGTATCGTGAACATGTCTTTTGTTGCTCTTCGTGACACATCAGACTTGTCGTCTTCTACAACAGACACAAACACAATCCTGAAAGTTCTTAAGTCAGGTGCGTAAGTAATCCCTAGCTAGGGCGAGGGGAGTGGTTGTCGGGTGCTGCTCCCCTCATTTAACTAACCCGATGTTAACTCGAAAAGGAAACTCGATATGGATCTTATGAATCTAAAACCCACTTCCGACACAGTGGAAGTCGTATTGAAACACCCAAGTACTCTTGAAGATTTGACCAATGATGATGGCTCAGAAATGACTATCACTCTACATGCTTCACACTCAAAAGAGTACAAGAAGGTGGTACACGATCAACAAGATCGTCGCATCAAGATGATGCAAAAGAAAGCCAAGACACAGATCACGGCGCAGGACATTGAGCGTGACGCTATTGAGCTATTAGCTAAGGTCACTGCAGACTGGAACATCACTTACGGTGGTGAACAGCCTAAGCCTACCCCTGCCAAGGTCAAAGAGGTCTACACTGATGTGTTCTGGATTCGTGAACAGATCGAGGAGGCTTTCGCTGATAGCTTGGATTTTACGACAGCCTGATCGAGGAGCTGCTAGAGTTTGCTGAGCAAAGCTTTACTCTAAGCTCTACAGACAAAGATGGCGTGTCGCTAAAAGACCACTTAGAACTAATTGAGGAGCAGACTGGAAAAACACCAAAGGAATTAGAGACTAAACCTTTTCCCATGTTGGTGCAATATATCTGGTCTGCTTTTGTTAGTTTAAGCGATGGGCGGTCAGCAGGTTTTAGTGGACCTAATCCACTGTCGTATACTGAAATAAAAGCTTGGATGGACCTGACCAACGAGCACCTATCTCCCCGAGACATTGAGGCGATAAAGAAGCTGGATACAGCTTACCTAAGGACACAGCATGGCTGATATTAAACTTGATATTGAAGTTAACGGCACTCGTCAGTTAAAACAAGCTGCCGACCAAATGCTTCGTACAGGTAATGTTAGTAGGAAACTAGCTAAAGACTTCTCAGCTACTGCTGCTGCAAACGCACGTCTTGTAAAAGAGACCCGCAGAGTAGAGTCAGTAAAGAAGCAGCTAAGGAAGGCTGTAAAAGACGAGATAATCAGCTCTAATCAAGCTACAAGAGCACTCAACGAGGAGATTAGAAAGGCTAAAGAACGTGTCCTTACTGACAAAACACTCATAGACCAAGCTAAAAAACGAGCTAAAGCTGCTGAAGAACTTAGAAAAGAGACAGACAGACTTACGAGGGCATATGCCCCTGCAAGGGCTGCGGAACAGCAATATGCTCAAGTCCAAAGAGAGATTCAACAGGCTCACAGACGTGGTATAATTACCTTAGAAGAGATGCAAACCGCTCTGGCATCCACAGCAAAACAATATAATGAATTTAGGAAAGGTATAGCTACTGGTGGTAATCAGTTTGCTAAGTTTAATCTAGGTGTTTATAATGCCAGACAGAGTGTCCGTAAGTTCGGTAACATTGAACTTCAACAAGTTGGTTATCAGGTAGGTGACTTCTTTGTTCAGGTACAGTCTGGCACTGATGCGATGGTTGCTTTCGGGCAACAGGCTTCTCAGTTAGCAGGGGTATTTGGAGCTACTGGTGCTATCATAGGTGCAGGTATCTCTATATTTACTGCAGTTTCTGGTAGCCTACTTCGTATGGCTGAGGATGCCGATGGGGCTAAGGAGAAAGTGGACGAACTTCGTCAGTCTCTTGAGTCCATGCAAGCTCAAGCTAAGGCAGCAGGATTTGGTGTAAGTACAACAGAGTTGGCTTTCCTTGATGCCCTTGCTGCGGCTCAATTAAAGTACCAAGAAGCTAGACAAAACTATCAAGATGCTCGTGAGTTATTCGAGGCCTCTAAAAACGACGACATGACTGAGCAGGACATCCAAGATGTTCTCTACGATGACATAAAGGCAATGGAAGAGGCAAGAAAAGCTGCAGGAGATGCATCTCAAAGCTATCAAGATTTCTTAGCCGCCAGAACTAGCTTAATAAGTGGAGCAAATATAGATGCCTTTGGGGGTTTAGGAGATCCTCGTTATGGTACAGAGGAAGTCTCATACTTACGTGACTTAGACGAGCAAGCTGCAATAGCTTCTTTCGAGAGACAGGCAGAAGCCGAACGTGCTCTTTTTGCAGAAAACGCCGCTTACGAGCAAAAGATAGCTAAGGAGAGAGAACAAGATCGTCTTGGTCTCCTAGCTGATCGAGGGGAAGCAGAGCGTAAGCTAGCAGAAGAGAACGCAGCTTTTGAATCTGCTCAAGATGAAAAACGATCTGAACTAAGGTTAGCTCGGTTAAAAGTTAGTGCCGCCTTGCAAGCTAAAGGTTTTCAAAACCAAGCAGATGCAGCAGCGGCAGCTAAAAAAGAACTTGAGGAAAGAGCTAAGGCCGAACTTGATCTGTATGAAGAAAACCTTCGCTATGAAAAAAGACAAGAGCAACTGAGGCAAAAAGAATTAGATCGTCAGAATAAAATAAATACTCAAGCTCGTGCAGCACTTGCAGTTGATCAAGCGAGAGAAAGACTTTCTTACGCACAACTTCAGTATGGTAAAGATAGTGAACGAGCTAGGATGTATGAGCTAGCTCTTGCTG